AAATGAGAGCATCAATTCATACATGATTGATTACGATACAGTGTATATGACCGACAGAGGAAACAAAAGCGGTGAGTATTTAACTACTGTAATCAATTGTATATGTAATGACGTTCTTAGTTATTATGCCTGGATTTGTACAGTGGGAATCGAAGATTTATCTGTGTTCAGAGAAAATGTCAGTATTATCACGTTTGGTGATGATAAATGTGAATCAGTGAGTGATCAATTTGCTGACCAATATAATTACTTTTCTGTGAAGGAAGTGATGAAATTGATCGGACATGAGATCACACCTGGAAACAAGGATGGTATCGAAAAGAAATTTTGCGGAATAGGACAATTGCAGTTCTTAAAGCGAACTTTCGTTGATCGAGATGATATGGTGATTGCACCTTTGTTGCAACGATCAATTGAAAGTCCGTTTGTATGGACACAAACACCGAGTTCAGACCATGTTGTATGGAAAAACCTTATAGAGGCGTCGCTTTACGAAGCACACCTCCATGGGGAGGAATATTACAACGAATTTCTAGAAAAGATGAAGCAGTGTGATGATGATGACTTACTTTCGTTTGTCTCACCAATACTTTGCAAAAACTTCGAAGAAATTTCGAGTAAATATACCTATGTATGGCATAATAGCAATGTTCATTTAGATGAGTGAAATAGCAGATTTGATTTTTGATAACAATACGACTTTGTTCAAAGTTTTGGACGAACTCGAAGTTCCTAAGTTAGCTTTAGAGATTAAAGATGTTTCAGACACGTTAAATGCGAGTTTAGAACAAGTTAGACAACTTAGTGTTGTCGTTGATAACAATCAGGTTACAAACAATACCAAGTTTGTGAATGTTAACACAAGGTTAGATGATCTTGATGATAAAGTTACTAACACAACATCTGAAGCAGATGAAGCATTGGCAAGAATTGCTAGTTTGGAAACTTTCACACGTACAAATCTTCAAAGGATCGACAATAATATTGCCACTCTTGAAAGAACTTTTACGACGAAAATTTCAGAACTAGAAACTCGAGTTATTGCTGCAGAGGCTTTAGCAACTTCTGTGTTTAATGATTTGGATGCAGTTAGCATGAAGGGAATCCAAAATGAAGCTGATATTAATAAGCTTGAAATCGATGTGATAAGATTGAGAACGGATGTCAATTTAGCAAACAACGGTGTTGCAAGTGTTACTAATGGTTTGCAAGGTTTAACAACAATTGTTGAAATTCACCAAAATTCTTTCAATAGTGTTCCGATATCATTGGAAGAAATTTATTTTTCGACTGGACACATCCTTCCGGACGTGGCTTACCGAATAGTAAATCAGTCATCGACTAATTACACTCAAAGAACTTTG